GTTAACGACTGGAAACACTTGATGGTTGGATTACCCTTCGAGTTCAACGGTAAGATGGTATCTTACTCAGTTGGAAATCCGATGGGTTTCTATTCATCATGGGCTTCCTTTGCAGTGGCACATCACTATGTGATTTACTACTGTTGTCGAAAACTTAATGTTAACTGGAAACAGTTAAAATATTGTCTCTTAGGAGACGATATAGTAATATGTGATCCAGCGGTTAGTGCCCTTTACAAAGAGACTATTAAGAAATTAGGAGTTGATTACTCAGCCCCTAAAACTTATGAGTCTTCACACTTTTATGAATTTGCTAAACGCTTATTCTATAAAGGTGTGGAAATCTCACCCTTTCCTATAAGTGGACTTACTGAAGTAAGTCAGAAGTATTATCTCCTGACTCAATTCTTTATCGAAGCTGAAAGGAAAGCTTGGGTTTCCGTTAAAGGTGTCCCAGCAATGGTAGAATCTTATCTGGATATAGTTTGTAAATTACCGAGTAGATTAAGATCTAAACTCGTTAAATTATCGACTATTTACGAACGCGTACAAAGAATTGTACGTGGTTCCGAGAATGCTGGAGCATTATTAACAGATGCTTTCAGGGTTCTTGGCCACCAACATACTGTCTCTGATTTCGTAGCACGAAACGTGCTGGAAAACATAGCAGTAGATTTGTTCGCACAGTCCAACCCATCTACTAATTGGGACAAGTGGGTCGAGGAGGGTAAGATTACTCTTAACCAGCTCGAAGCACAAGTCCGATTAGTGGGTGCGATGGAATATCCAGATGACTTCGAGATGTTTTCTACGTTCTGTGATAATCTTCCAACAGTTGGTGTTGTAAACAACATCAGTTGGGATTTCAAGGACTTAGCAAAAGAGGCAGAAGGGTATAGTATGTCTACTAATGGAGTATGGCCGTTGCTTTTAAAGTCAACAGCATACCCATTAAGTAAAGATATACTTTCTCAGCGTTCGAGCTATTTGATAGCAAGAACCGTCTCCAAGATTGTTAATTTCTTGAAAGACAGGGCAGAAATGTTATATTTCTATCCTCCGGAAGAACTCCTTCGTACTTCTCCTGATCAACAGATCGGATAGTATGATCAAGGCATCTCTGAC